TATAAATCATAGAAATCATTATTCTTTAACTCTGGAATAACATAGGTGTTAGGAAGAGCCATAGATGCTAAATCTAATCCATCGTGTACTTTACTCAATGCTGTTTCAGTAATGAATTCTTTGGCTCTCATTCTGTTTCCGTTGTCAATATTAAATTAGTTTCAGTACCCATTAGATAATTATTTGCATATCCGTCTAACGCTAACTCAAGTCCGGTTGGGGGGACTACGTTTGGATAAGTGATTACTGCTGAAATAAAATGCTCTAATACAGTATTTACTAGAGGATTAATTAATACTCTAACATTACTACCTACTACATCCATGTCATAACGACAAATTGCATTTCCCTGAAACAAAGTTGAATGACCACTGAATCTAACGCCGGCTAAATTATTAGTGATAGATGAACTAAGTGTAATATCCTGCATGTCGGGAGTTCCCGGATCACTTGAACGAATTTGAAATTGTCCCTGATAAAATTGTGATGCGGGAATTTCAAATATAACTTGATTTGATGTAATTCCCAAAGTATATGCCGTAGATATAGTAGTAGCAGTAAGAAATAAATTACTGAAATTATTATTAATCTTATTAAATGCTACACGTAATGGGTCACCATTACCATCATTTGGTGTTGCACCAATATTAATATATTCTTGTTCACCGTATGGTCCGGTTGATAACTCTAGTGGAGTAGGAACACTTAATGGCTTAGTAGGAGTGATAGTAAGACTTGATTTGCTATCAAATGTATTAGTAATATAAACATTACCAATGTTAAGCGTATTTGTATTACCAACAGAAGATTCAGTAGTCTCATTAAATGGATTTACTATTTCAACTAATTCAGTATTACTTCCGGTTAACGTAAACAGATTAGCAAAGTTGTTATTAATTTTATTAAAGGCTTCACGTAATGGATCACCACTACCGTCGTTTGGTACGCTACCTGTATCAATAATTTCCTGCGTCATATTAAATCCTACCCTATATAGTATTTATCAGTTACCTAGCCAACCTTTGGGTTGTTGAATAATAACTTGACGTTTACTGCGTTGGATTTCTTGCAAAGCTTTGATTGCCTGAATTTTTACTTCATTGTCTGAACTCTTAACCATCTCTGTTAAGGCGGCTATTCTAGCGGCTTCAGCTACAGTAGCATCTCTACTTAATGACTTCTGTGCTTCTACGTATACTGGATAGTTGTCTACTGTTGCACAACCTGTCAATAACAAACAAAATGCTAATAATATGCTATTATTTTGCAATACTATCATAAATTTTCTTCTGTGCATTATACCAATCTTGCCATCCATCTACCTTTGCACTGCATTCCCAGTACAATGAATAGTTATGTACAATAACTTTCATCATTTCAGTAATAGCTACTTTGTCTCCCTCAATCTTCTTGAGGATTAAGAGATATCTCATTTGGTTGCTCCTTTGTTCAATTCAGCGGCTTGATTGTGTAAGTCTATGAATTCTTTAGGGACAGGACAGTTTTCAATGTACTTGATAACTTCCTCTTTTTTAATGACTTCTTTATCAATGTACTTGATAATGTCACGACCTTTTTCACGGATAACCTTGGTCTTTTCAACAATCTTTTCTTGTATTTCTACGTTCTTGTTGGCGGATTCAGCTTCAGCTTTTGCTACTTTAGCTTCCATTTCTTTGACTCTGAGTTCCCATTCTTTATAGTCGGCTAATCCACCCTCAAGATATACACCTAAGACTAACACTAATAGGCTTATGACCTGAATAGCTAATTTGTAGGTTTTAATGAAAGGAATGAATCCTAGGACGAATCCTGCTATTGTGCCCAAAATACCTAATCCAAAGATTATATGTATTGCGGCTTCTGGTAAAATTGATAATATCCACATAAAACTATTTAGCCCTAATCTTAGTAGACACTAAATCAGTAGAACATACGCATTGATTACTAGTGCAGGGTATAAAATCGTCCGTAAATCCAAAATTATCACTGAATATGCTAGTTGCACCGCTCACTTTGCATACCCCTCTATATGAGTTTGTGCCCTCTATTCGCATGAATTGTCTTCCAAAGTCACATAGCCAACCAGTATAGATGTTATGTCTATCTTTCAATATCTTTTGAGGATCCATTTTTAACTGTATACCGTTATCATACGTTACAGTCAAATTGTGTCTGATTTGATGTTCTTTGGGAACATTACTAGATTTCTTAGTCTTTCCCAGATTTGATATGACAGTGTTGACAGATTTTAAAGTTTTTAGTTGCTCAGGGGAATATTTTTCAAAAATATTATAGTGTTGTATCATTATTGCTTTGAAAATAACTATACATCCGGTGTTTTCTTTTATGTATTCTACTGCTTCAAATGCCAAATCAATTGACGTTTCCACATGTGTAACTAAGCATACAACATCTGTTGGTTCGTCATGAAATAGATTTATAACATCTGTTACATGCTTATAGTTAGTAGTTTGCTCACTATGATATGAAACATACAAATGATCCAATACTTTCTTTTGCTTTAGTTCTTCCCACCATCTAATAGTTCTAGAACCATTTGAGATTAGACTAGTATATGCGTTCTTTGACTTTATGTACTCTAGTAGTTCAATTAACTCGGGAAACAAAGTAGGCTCTCCACCTGTAATTTGAATCCACAATGGGTCTGTGCCTGCGGCCTCTACTAATCTGTCTAAAATTTTCTTATATTCATCTAGTGATAGCCATCGTTGCGAACCATCTTTGAATTCGCTACCACAAAAGCTACAATCATTGTTGCATACATTATGTATAAGCCATTCAATTACTTTATAAGGTTGTGGCTCTGATTTTTCTACTTTAATTGGTATCATAGAATTCAATGACCTTCTCTGCTATATAGTCCACTTCTAGGTCAGTAAGCTCAGGATACATAGGGAGACTTATTACTCCTCGACTTAACATCACACTAGTAGACAATAAGTCCGGTTTTTGTAGGTTCTTTGCTGTGGGTAGATCGCCCAAGACATACTCATAATGAACTTTACTGTCAATACCATCAGTCAATAAATGAGTATGCATTGAATTTCTATCGGCCATGTACATCACAAATTTTTGATGAGCATGAGGATCTACTGTATCTGACAAACAATTTATAGGCAAATCCTTAAATTTATCACACCAATATTTTGCTATATTACTTCTACGTTTTTGCCACTCATCTATATAATTTGCTCTAACTAATATTTGGGCACAATCTTGTTCACTCATTTTACTATTAGTACCAGCATCGTAAAAATAAGGCTTGTTATTATCTCTATAACTTGACGCATATAGATATAATTTTTCATCATTGGTAACAATAGCACCACCGTTACCTGAGCTAGGTAAATTCTTTGTAGGATCAAAACTGATTGACATTCCTCCACCTACATCACCGTCACATACTAGCCAATGTTGTGCTCCATCAACTATTACTCCATATGCATTTGAATAACTAGCATTAGACCATGGCTTACGACCTGCAAAGCCCATCAAGCAATCATATACGCCGGCACTGTTGCCAATGTTCAGCCGGCTGTAAGAAAGGCATTTAGTGTTGCCGGGTAGGTTAAGTTAGGAATACGAATTATAGGATTACCCTCCATAGTATTACTATGTTTAATCTTTTTCCAACGGGCAATAATCTCTAATGCTTGTGTACCACTATGTAAGGTTATAGCATATTTTGTTTTAGTACGGTGTTTAAGCCATTCTTCAAATGACCGTGTATAATGACCACCAACTAACTGTCCGTCTTTAAGAGCACGGTCTGTGGCATCTAGTAATTCATCTCTTAAATTACTGTACTGTCTTTTTAGACCGAAGTGAGGGATTTGCATTTTTTGTCCATTCTATATAGCCGCCGTTAGTAACAGACCACGGACAATATTGTTCCCATAACGCATTTGATTGTTCCGTATTTTCTTTCATCAACTTGTCTATATTGACTCTGGATTTATATCCATCTAAAGTCCAATCGTGCACCTTCAATGCAGTTTCTAATGCATTCATTTTACTTTATCCTGCCAGTAACTTGATGTGCTAAGCCAATCATAATATTTTTGAAATCCTTCTTCTACATCTACTTTAGGATCGTATCCAAAATCTCTACGTGCCGCATCGATATTCAATGCACCACGACTTGGGAAATCAACATCTTTATCTTTAACTACTAATGTCCCACCGCCAGCTAATTTTAATGAAAGTTGTGCGGCTTCTAACAATGTACGACTGTGACTCTTAGTAATATTATATGTCTTGTTTTCTGTGTTATCACTTAATGAGGCAGCAACAATACCATCAGCTGCATCTTCAACATACGTAAAGTCTAATGTTTCATTTGCACCATTAACATTTAATGTTCCACCACGCATAGCTGTTAACATAAACTTAGCAATAACTCTATCTTCAACATCTAATTCACCATACACAGCACTAGGACGAATGATAGTATGACTAAAGCATTTACGGCGGCTATAATCTTCAACCAATCGTTCTCCGGCTAATTTCATAATACCATATTGACCTTGTGGTTTACAGTTATAATCTTCTGTTACATCATCTGTGAAATCACCATATACCATTGAACTACTGATATAAACAAACTTCTTTATTTTATGTTTCTTGCTTACTTCACACAAATTCAATAGACCTTCCATCATTGTTTTTGCTCCCATAGTTGGGTTAGCATTAACAACTTTTTGTCGTGGGAAGCTAGCCATATGAATTACAATATCAAACTTGTATCTATCAAATAACCAATCAATGCTTTCACTAGAAATGTCAATGGCATGAATACTGCCGGGTTGAATTTTCTTCAACCGTTCTGTCATTAGATAGTCAATTTCATCTTGTGGGATGATACCATAGTTAGTTCGTATATCGGTAATAGCAACACGGTGCCCCATACGTTGTAATCTATCTACTACGTTATGTCCTATAAGTCCTAATCCACCTGTAACTAGTATACTACTCATATTTTAATTTCCAAAATGTTAATTGTTTGTGTGTTAGATATGCTCTAATATGATATACATAACTGTAATCGTATAGATCATTGTTACGATGCCAACTAGGTGCAGGATTAGAGTTTTCCATTATCCACTTACCAGCTTCTGTTTGTTGCCACTCATATATAGGTTGTGCTACAAATAAGTCAGGATCTTCAACATCACCCATTCTAATAGTATGAACTACTTGAGTAATAGATACTGATTCTTCCCCGGTATCAGACACTTGTACCTGATACTTAGGTCTAGTAAATTCGTCTTTAGACTGCCATTGTTGCTTTGATAGGGCCATCACTTTGATAGTTCTCCAAATGTATATCTGCCATTGTCATCTCAAAAATATTTGTCTTTGAAGCATTTAACATTAATGTTGGCAATGGATAAGGTTCACGTGTTAATTGTTCTTTGACTTGTTCAATGTGGTCTTTGTAAATATGTGTATCACCTGTGCTGATTACAAGTTCACCTACTTTTAGATTACAGTGATGTGCCAATAGATGTGTAAGTAATGCGTAACTAGAAATATTGAAGGGGAGGCCTAAAAAAACATCCACTGATCTTTGATACATATGGCAAGATAGTTCTTTATTTTTGTTGACATAGAATTGACTCATAACGTGACAAGGGGGCAATGCCATTTCGTCTAACTCGCTCACGTTCCAGGCACTTAATATATGCCTGCGCCCATTAGGATCTGTAGTTAATCCTTTAATGAGATTTGCCAATTGGTCAACTTCTGTTTGGTCAACAGCGAGGCGTGTGCCACCTTTGTGTGCCGCGCCCATGTCTTTTTCTGTGCGATATTTGTTCCAATGACGCCATTGTACCCCATAGACACGACCGAGATCACCTTCAAATTTCGCTTTAGATTTCCAATACGATGCCTCTGCGTTTGGCGTCCAGATAGTAACCTTTCCTTCGCTACTACCGTGGGTAAGTTCTGCCAATCTACGCTCATCACTAGATCCTTCAATGAACCAGAGAAGCTCACCAACGCAAGCTTTCCAAGCAAGTTTCTTAGTAGTGACTGCGGGAAAGCCCCTACGCAAATCAAAGCGAAGATGACGTCCAAACACACTATAAGTGCCAATACCAGTTCTATCATCTTTAATCTCTCCGTTATCTAAAATATCTTGTAGTAAATCTAAATATTGTTTCATAAATTATTGTAACATGTTAATAAGAAAAGCCCCGATGATCAGGGCTTTTTTAAATAGTTAAAGTTTCCCTAAAAGTCTATCTGTTTCAGGTTGTACTGTTTCAGCAATACTTTGTACGTTAAGTACAAATTCTACACTAACTATTAAATCTTCTAGTTCATGTAGTTTTCTGCTTACCGCATCTTCTACTTGATCTGGATCCAATCCTTGTTGAAGTAACTTCTGAATATTAATCGTTTGTTGCTTCTTACCTTCTAGTTTAATAATTAATTTCTTAATAAATTCAACTGGTATTTTGTTTTTCTCAACATCTTCAAGGATGTGTTCCCATTTATCGATAAAATCAGGCGACATTAGTTACTTTTTTTGTAGTTTTCTTTTTTGCAGGTGTAGCTACTTCAGCAACAACCACGGCTTTTTTAGCTTTAGATACCTTAGCTGGTTTAGGAGCTAATGAAGGATCTAATGATTGTGCTTCTTCTGTTAAACGTTGTGCTTCTGCTAATAATCCTTTAGCTTCACGTTCCATTTTTTGTGCTTGTTCTAACCGTTGTTTAGCTAATGAAGCGTCACCTAATGCATCACCTGAGGGTGCTACTACTGGTGGTTGATTACCTTGAGGGCCACGCATTCTACGTGCTACATCAGCCGGATCTTGTAATCCACGACTTTGATCCAATTCAGCCATACGTTTGACTGCATCTTCACCTAATTTCATTTCATCTAAAATTTTATTAAGTTCATTTAACTTAATACGTGTGTTTGGTGCAGGTGTCATTACAATCATTTCTGTATTGACTTTCTTTAATTGACCTTCAATATGTAAAACTTGTAGTATTGGTCTGCCATCTTGTGTGTAGCTTCTGTTTAATGCATCAGCTAAATTTTCACTATTTTGACCAATGTCACTCTCAATGCAACGAATTAATGAATCATGTATATTTTTATTAATTGTTTCGGTATATGTTACCAAGCACATATGAGGCTCGCCTGGTACTTCTCGGAAAATTACAGCTACTTTTCTATCCCCGTGTTTCCCTACGTGTCTTGTAAAACTCATATTATGTTCTCCTTGTAATATGCTAAAGTTATTTAATAAGAAATTTGTTCTCTACAAAATTTCCATATACCCATTTATGACCATTTTAATTCATAAAATATTGCTTCTTGCGGATCTTCAAACGCTATACAACTAGGGGTAAGCAGTTCAATTAAATTGTTATTATTACTTAATGTAGGATATGTTACACTAAACCTACCATTAAGTTTATCTAATACCCATTGTTTGGATTCTTCTGTACAGTGATGTGATGTTATGACAAAATGTTTAGGAGTATATGTTAGTTCTCTCTCGCTAAACCAAGTAATAGGATCTAACTTATATTCAATCATTTTGTTAAATTATCCAACATTTTATATTTCTCCCAAGCCTCTACTACCGCAGGTGTTGAGTTATCGTTAGTTGGTACAACTTGCATCCACAATCCTTGGCCCAATTTAGCCGGATGATTATACGAATAACTATGTCCAGCTTTGCGACCTGCATCATCAAATACTCTAGGTTGGTGTATCCTACCTGAGTAATATAATCTGGTTGCTAATGCTTTTACTTTGGTCAAATCATACGTACCTAATTCATCTAGAGTAGAACGCCGTTGATAAGGGTTGCCTTCAGCGTAATATTGTTCTACTACTTGCATAAAAGTATCATAATCGGGACATAATGTACGTGTTACAATGAACATAACCTCATCCTCGGACACTTCGTTGTGCATAAGACTAACTAAGCAACCACCAAGACTAGTACCAATATACATCATACAATCATTTTCCTATCACTATTAACATAGTCACTATAGACTTTCTTACCGTTCTCTCTAATCCATTCTACTATAGGTTGCGGATTATCATTAAATGCTTCAGTAAGTTCTTTATATTT